CACCTGAACGCAACGATCGTTGTGAAGGAGGACTCAACGTCTGTCCCTGTTCAGTAGTAGACTATACCGCATCACACTTCCATACAGTCCAATATGGCATGCATACAACTAGCATGGTGATGGCCTTCCTAGGCAATTGCGCGACGGATAACCAAGTTGTACCGGTTACGTACTCCAGGATCTTATTTGAGCCGAAGCTCGCCGGATAACCCAATTGGGCCGGATTATTTATCTGAAGTCGAGTGTCATAGGACACTTCCATCCGTTATTCATGAGAATTGTCTCTTTCGAGAGCGCGCAGTTCTCCCACCCCGACTACGACAGAGCTACGAAGTTACCAGAGGTAATTCGCGTTGTCGAAGCAGTATCAGTCGTATCACCAGACGCGTCGACTATCATCGTCTGATTGACCGCAGTCGTGACAACACGAATCTGCGAGAGAGCCCCAGTCGCCGCAGCATCAATCGTCGTGGAGAGCGCGACAATGCCAGCAGCAGTACCGGAAAGTACAAGGGCAATCAATCCGGTACCAGTCCTCAGAACATCGACAAGGTACGTACCAATCTTAAGAAAAGTGATGGTATTATTTGCGACCGTGACAAGTCCGGATGTACCTGTTACAACAGGAGCGTTGCCGAACAGGTTGATATCAGATATCGCCGTAGCGGCGACTATCTTGACACTGTCACTCCCGCTCGAAGCATCAGAGCTTTGCGGGGTCATAAGGTCGAGATCGTACTCTACCCAGAGCTCGCCAACAGCGTTGGCGTTAGCCTGGCCCTGAACCCCAACAAGGAGGTTGCCGACATCATAGGTCTTGATGTCAAGATTGGCCGCAAGTGTTCCACTTCGCACAAAGCGTTGAGTGCCAAACTTACGCAGGTCTGCAATATCGCAGGGTAGATCGAAGTTCTTCCAAGATGCATCGTCCATCTTCGTTCGCTCCTGAAGTTGAAGAACCTTCGAAGTCGGAGCGGTATCCGCAGCATCCCAATCCACGGAAAGTAAAACTTTTCCCGTAGCAGCCGTAGAGGCCTGTGTACGGTACTGGAAGACCAGTCGATTGAATTGGTATGACTCGAAAAGACGAGCCAACTGCGATAGCCACGGGAAGCTAGAAGCCAAACCCGGGTTAATTGAGAAGGAAAGGACGGCATAGGCAACAGATCCTAATACCTCACCGATGTATTCACGGTGACGCACACGAACGCGAAGATCGCCATTCGGTTGGGTGGATGAATTCATCCGGGGACGTTGGGTCCCCTGCCTCTGTGAGAGAGCAACAGGTGCGAACTCAACAGGAAACTGTTCTTTTGGTCGGCTAGAGCCGTTACCATTGCCATTGGGAGGAGGGGCTCTCTTGAGAGCCTGCTTCAGAGGTTGACGGACCCTCTTAACCGTAGTATTATTCGATTTGTTCATGTATTGGATCCAGGTGAACAACCCTGGACTGTACATCTGTGAGAACGTGGTAGGTTCCAATGGAGCCCGAGGTAGCGAAGGACTTACAGTCTATCGGCCTTGCAATTCGGTAACTCAGATTTACCCCACACCACGCCCATCCGTGCAGTCTCTCGGCATTTAGCGACAGACGATCCTGCGCATTTAGCACGGAACTATTAAGGTAGAGCCTAGGCTCCCCACCGTTTTGGACGGTTTATACTCACAAACCCAATCGAGTAGTTTAACGACTTGCTCAGGTCGTCGAATAATTGGGGCGTTCCGACCTCCACTAGGCAGCATATGCAGGACAGTCCCACCACCATTTGGTTGGCCTGAGAACTTTGTCTGCCGATATCTTCTTCTCGGAGATCCTAATTGCCTTGGCAATAAAACCCTTAGCGGAAAAAACATCGCTATCGTCCGTGGCAAATTTTGCCCACGCGACATGGTCCATGCGCTCCAACCAGGAGACTTCATGACCGGGTAAAGGCGAGCAATAAGATCGCTTCGCCGTACATCTATCGAGAAGCGCACGCGCAAGAGCGCGGTCATTCTGGGTGATCCGAAAATCAAATCCAGTAGGACACTCTACTCCCATGCCACCATGGCACTTAGGGATGAATAGGTTGCGGGTCATAAAGAACTGAGAACGTCCTTTCTTGACCAAGATTTTACATTCCTCGGCGACTTCCTCACGATGAGAAAAAAGGAAGTACTTTAACAAATCTGCCTGTCGCCCCGGTAAAGAACCGGAGAGGACGACATTAAGATTGTCGACGAGGCCACCAGAATACTCGTGGTGGGACGCCGCCTCATCATCCTTCCTACCTTGCACTTTGTGCTGGCCATAAAAGAGGCCAGAATTCAGGTAGGGGATAACCCACGGTGTTGAAGGCTTATCAATCCGCATGGACACGGATGTTGAATTTACATTCAAGTACTCATTATGAATGTAAGCCTTTCCAACACTCATCTTCAATCCAACCTGTTCGGAAACAGTGGCATGAACCTTCCACTTTAATTCCGGACCCGCATAAACCATATCGTCACCGTTCACAAGAACGTGGCGTAGTTTCTCGCGGTCTGTCCAGTCAAACTGAACATCCCTCATCACGTCTAGATAGACGCCTACATTGGCTAGGCAGAGGATGGGGAAGGATAGGATTGATCCCATGAGCTGTCCATTCCTTTGGACACCCCTAAACACCTTAGAACTCCCATTAGGATAGTGTAGGGAATGAGGACCCAGCACGCTGAGGGCAAGGCGCTGCTGAGACTCCGGTAAGTCTGCAATCAGATACTTAAGGATACGTCCGGAGTATTTCCAGCTTAGTCCATCAGTGGCAGCACTATAATCAATGCTGAACCACTTCCACGGCGTGGCTGCTTTCTCGACAAGATCGAAGAAATCGCAGGGACTCAAGGGACGACCAATGAGACGGAAACAATCCATTTTTCTCATGGCCGAGTGCAGAACTTTCTGCAAGGGCTTCATTGTGTAATAAGGCAGAGCTTCGCCTTTAGATATTACACGCACCTTCATCGGCTCAAGAACGGCCTGAATGGTGCAGGAGATGGGCTTAGAGGCGTCATACTGACTAGCCAATGAGCGGACACCGAGCCAGGTCAAAGACCCCTCGAGTCGTCGATACTCCCAAGTCACGTTTGTACGTCGACTTGCCCCGAATGTGACTGGCTTCCAGTCCATCCTGGACAATTCACTAGAGCAGAATTCGTCCATTCCAACTAACCTACGTATCTCCTGGTGTTGACCGCCAGAGCCACGAGTCTGTTCAAAACAAGCAGAACTCGATGCAGAGTAATCGTCAAAGGGACGATCCTTCGGAAGATCCTCCGTAATGGTCGCACGAAGCGTATCCAATAAACGGCGAAAGGTATCATTCTCAAAGATACGGTCGATGACTGGGTCCACACCCGGATCATCGCGAGTTAGTGAGGTAAAGTGGTCGTCATATGTCTTCTCGACTATCGACTCAGAGGCAGGTAGAGCTGATCTCTTAGCCTGCAACCACGAGTACCAAAGGTGGGTATTCCTGCGACAAAATGCTGTAAGACGCATCTTCATCCAGGAACGAAGTACGCCGACCGGTCGGAAGACCTGGTCAGGTGGTGGAGGAAGTTCGTTACGAAGATACTTCGAGAGAGGGTAGGCGAGCGCCCATTTGGCGCGCTTCAACCAGACCGTCTCGGATTCTGAAGAATCTAAGTACTCGTGAATCTGAAGATCCAGATCATGACGGACCTCTAGGCTAGCACCATGGTGCATAAGAACTAGATCGAGTCCACGAACAATTGCGGAACTTCGCTGTGGGATGGTCACAACCGTCTCCGCGAATCGAGAGCGGTCGTCCTGGGACTTCCCAGGGCTGTCGCGCGTAGCAGGCACAGGTTCCTTAATTGGGGCCGCAACGTGCATGATATACACTTTTGAATCTAATCAATTCAAG